ATAGCCGGGCAGCGTCACGGACGTTACAAGCGTCGGGTTCGGATAGGTGCCGGTTAGCGCACCGCCAGCCGCACCAGTGGGCGCGCGCGAGTTGGTTAGTCGTGAATCGTCTGCTTGCACTACGGTTCCCGCGGTCGTGCCTGCATCTGCGGCAAGCGTAACCGCGCCCATATAAACCGTGGTTGCGGGTTGCTTGATATTGTTGAATGCCGTGGCGGCATTGGCCACGTCGTTCAGGTTGTTGGTCGAAAGCAGGTCGCCGGTTCCGCTGACCGCGGCCCAGGTCGCCACCGAGCCGTTCGTGGTTAGGAATTTCCCGCTGTTTCCGGTCTGCGACGGAAGCGAATCGCCGGATGAACCGCCGCCACCCCCGCCGCGCGCGGCCAGAAGCGCCCAAAACGCCCGCCTCCCGCCCACGGTGCGCCGCGATGGCGTCTCGCGCGTGTCTTCAAGTGCGAGGTACGTGCCGCCGAGGTAAGACCAGACTTCGCCGCGCTTCGCTTTGTCGCCGGGATTGAACTGGCCTCTGTATGCGTCCGCGAGCGACGTTGATTTCGCGGCAAGCTCGGTCTTCGGCGCCTGCTTCGCAATCTCCTCGGCGATGCGGAGCACAAGCCCGCGTTCAATCTCGACCGAGCGCGAATCGACCGACGCACTGAGCGACGCGCGCAGCCGTTCTTCGATGTCGCCCAGGCTCACGCCGAGCGTTTTCTCTGCGGCGCTGAACCTGTCCGCGGCGAGGCGTGCGATTTCGCCGCGCAACTCTTCGAGCTTGGTTGCCGACGTGGCGAGTGCCGCGGTGCAACGCTGTTCGAGGTCGTGATTGTAGCCCTGATATGCCTCGGCGACCAAGCCCGGCACAGCGTTGGTCAAGCGCGAGTCAAGTTCCGTGCGAATCTGCGGCAGCGTCGCGTTGAGCTGTTCGAGCAGCGCGCGCAGCTCCGCATCGTGCTGGATTAGGAGCGCCGTGAACTGCTCCTGCTTCTTTTCAAGCTCTTCGTTGCGCTCAAGGACTAGGTCGAGGACGCGGTGCATGTTAGTTTTTCGCCGAGCCGTTCAGTTTTTCGCGACGCGCGCCGATTGACTCCACGAGAGCGGCCAATTTCTTCTCGGCATCGAGCCGGGCGGTCAGCATTGCGCGGGCGTCGCTTGTCGTGACGACGCGAATCTGCTCCGCAGGACTTGGCGGCGGCGCCTGATAGCCGACGCGGGCCAGCGCAACCTCGATTTCGGCGCCACTTTTGGCGTTTTCTCCGAGTTTCTGGCGCATTTCGGACAGGCGTTTGGCCCTTTCCAACAGCGCCCCGAGCGCCCGCGAGCGCCGGTTTTTACCCCGGTTCAGCGCCTTTTCGACGGTATCCTGCTCCTCTTCGTCGTCATCTTCGGCGCTTGAAGGCTTGTTTTCGGGCGATTCCGGCCCATTTCCGGCGTTTTGAGACGCCGCTTGAGCCTCGGCCGCGTCCTCGCCCACCTTTTCGCCTATTGCGGCGGCGGCGGCCGGCGTTGAAGGCAGCGTCTTGGTGATGAGTTTGATGGTCGTCTCGGGCACGTCGTACTTTTCGGCCAGTCGCTTCACCTCGGCGGCGATTTGCGCGTTTTGTTCCAACCGCTCGAACGCATCGGCGTTTTCCTCGGCGGCAATCTCCTGCGCCGACCGCAGCCCAGCCTGGTGCTCGTTGATCTTCGCGTCGGACTCGCGCCCCACGTCAATCGTGAGCCGCGCCGGGAATCGCCAGCCGCCGCGGAGCAGTTTTCTCACCCCCACAACTGCGTTTTCACCGGGTTGCCGCGGCGGCGGCGGAATTTCCTCGCGCGCGATGGCGTTTAGGAGCACCGCGTTTTTGATTGGGTCGAGCACCTTGTCGCAGAGAATGCCCTTGTGGCGGTTGAACGAGCGGTCTGCCTGTGCAAACTCGGCGCGCACGGATGGTCCCTTGAAATCTTGGGTTCCGAACAAAACACCGCGCGGCACGCCCAACCCGAGGGCAAACTGATCCATCAGAAGGTCGGTGAACCCCTGGAATGCCGAGCCCGGACGCGACGGCATCACCTCGACCTTGTCGCCGCGGGTCAGGTAGCGGATAAAGCCGTACTGCGAATACTCCTCTTGCTGCGCGGTGCCGGTCGGCAGCGTAGTCTGCGGCGACGGAGTGAACACGTTGCGCGTGGGCGCGACGCCCTGCTCGTTGTAAACGAGGGCGGCCTGCTGCGAGGCAAACTTCACCCCGACCTGTTCCGCGTCGAGAATGTCCTTGAGCATTCGCGCCGTGCGGAGGACGGAATGAAAATCCGTGACGCCGCGGTATTGGTCCGAGCGGAACGGGTCGAAGTAGTGCGCGAAATCCGCGGCGGCGACCTCCTCGGAGTCAACGTACTGGCCGGCACGGTTGATTCGGTAAATGCGATACTTGACCGGACGCCCAAACGAATCGACGGTGATGCCGCTGAAGTAGGTTTCGGAAAACGCCACCTCGCTCGGGTTGCCGATGCGGTCGCCGGCCACGAGTTGCAAGCGGAGGTCGCCGTCGCCCATCCGGCGAATGACAATGCCGCAATCGCCATCGACGGGGCGGGTCATCACGGCCACCTCGACGAGCTTTTTGAACGAATTGACTCCGAGAAAGTCGCATTTCTTCGCCCAGGCATGGAAGTAGTCGGCCACGAGCAGGTCATAGTCGCGGTCGCCGGTCTGCGGGGCGTACTCGGTGGGCGCGATGTTCTCCGCAAACTTGGTCAGAAGCACCTTCGCCGGGCCGAAGTTCTCCACGAGGTCGCGGCTCTCGAACATCATGATCGTCCGGTCTCGGGCGACCTTGCCGCTCTCGGCCTGGTATCCGTACTGTTTTGGCGCAAAGATGCGGTCGGCCTGCGCCGCCTGATACTCGAAAAGGTGCTTCTGAACACGGGCTTGCATCCGGCGCAGCTCCCAAGATGGCGCAACTGCGCCAAGTGCGCGTTCAAACCAGGGCCGCTCGTTGATGACCCGCATCGGGTCGAAGTTGGTCGCGCTCATTGCTGGCCTCCTAGTCCCGTGAACGAAACAAACGTAGTTTGCGCGCTCGTGCCGTTGGTCACGGCAATCGCGGCGTTGATTTGCCCGAGCGTGCGCGTGACTTTGTCAAGGTCAGTCCGCGTCAAACTGCGGCCGTTGAGGCTGTAGCTCTGATTGGCCGCGAGCGCCGTGACGGCGTCGAGGTAAGCCGTCTGTAATGACGACAACTGGGCGGCGGTTAGGCCGATGAAAGGATTGGACATAGCGCGCTAAACGCGCGCGTTCCGTCAAACCCTTGCCGGCGGCGGTGTGTAGCGTATCACGCCCACGATGGTCGCCGCGCAAAGGAGCATCGCCGAGGTGTCGAGTCCGTGATTCGGCGCATTGCTGCGGACCTCGCGCCACTCCCAGACGCCCGTCCGCACCTCGACCTTTGCCTCGCCCTTCAAGTGTTCCAAATATAACGGGTTTACGTCGGTCGGAAGTTCCCAGCGCAGGTCGCCCACGCCCTCAAGGGCCGCGGCGAGCACGTCCTTGAAGTAGTCGCCGGACCAGTTCACAAACTCCACGTCGCCGCCGCGGTAGTCGCTGACCTGTAGTTCCGAAAACGGAAAGTTGATCCACGTCCCGGTTGCCGCGTCCTTGAGGGTCCAAGTCTTGCGCCCATGCCCGCGCATTCCCTTCCAGCCAAATTCGGCGCAGTCCCGGTCAACATCGGCCGGGCGATACCCGCGGTCTTGCGCGACGCGGTAGTCCGGCACGTTGTACCGGCGCTGAATCTCGCGCAGCATGTCGCGCGTCTCGACGCGACCGAACCAAAGTTGCCGATAGCGCGGGCCGGTCGCGAACGAGAAGGCGCCGACCTCTGCCCAAAAGTGGTCTTGCTGGCGGTCGATGGCCATGAACCGCGCGGCCTCATCCGGTATTGGCTGGCCGTTGGCGTAGTCGGCCACCTTGTAACCCGAATCCTGCACGAGTACGTTGACCGCTCGGCGTTCGACTATCCACGGCAGCGCCTGGCGCTTCGTGCGAAACTCAATTTTCGCGGTATCATCCCCAGTTCGGACGCAGTGGTTCTCGGCGGATAGGAACTCCTCGACAAGCAAGCGCATCGGGCGGGTGACAAGCGACTCGATGCGAAATGACCGCACTTCCCGCGGTGCCGTCGCATTCTTGGAAACGAATCGGCCGGTTTTGGCCCAGCCGGCGCGGGTTGCGTCGGTGTCTGGCGACTCGTGGCCGCAATGGACGCAGCGGAATCGGCAGGTTTCAACCGCGCGCGCCACGTCCCAGGACTCGTCATCGCGCTTTGCCGCGCGGTCCCAGACGACGCCGCAGCGTTGTTCGCCGACCATCTCCTCGAAGACGACGCCGTGCGGCTTATGGCACGCCGGGCACTCGGCGAGCCACTCGGCCTGATTGCCCTGTCGAAAGCTGGAGTCCTCGACGTTCCCTGTCTCGGCGTCCATCACGGGCGCCTGTGAGCAGTTGTAAATCTTCGAGCGACCGACTTCCTCAAACTTGGACACGCGCGCGACAGCGTGCCCGTATATCTCCTGCCACTTTGGCAGCCACAGCTCGTCATTGATTTTGTACCGGATAGACTGCGATTGCTGCGTCGAAAGGTTGGCTGGGTTGAGCGAGACGAAGAATCCGCCGAAGAAGATTTCTGTGGTTGTCCGATGCGGGCCGGGCTTTGGCAGCATTGCCGCGACCGGCCGGCAGCGTTCCAGCAGCGGCCAGAGTCGCGTTTTCGCGTGCTTTTCCACCATGTCGTCCGTCTGCATTGTCCACGATACCGGGCCGGGGTCGTTGGCGATAATCCACGGGAGCCAGATGTCGGCGACCAGCGTTCCGCCGATTTGGACTGCCTTGCGGAAATGGACGCGACGGACGAGCGTGTCTTGCAAGGCGTCGAAGATAGGCATGAGCCACGGACTAAGCCGCACGTTGAACGGACCTGGCGTGGCGTACACCTCGGGCAGCACCACGTTGCGGCGCGCCCAGTCGTAAATCGGAGCGCGGTCGGGGCGCGGAAGTTTGAAACCGGCCAGGAGTTGCGCGGCTTCAGTCATCGGTTGCGGCGGTCTGCTTGATTGCCTGCGACTCGAAGCGTGCTATATTGCCCGACACCACCTCGCGGATTTCGTCGAGCATCACCGTGCCCTCCGCGTTTGCTTCGGCCGCGGACTTGCCGGCGACGCGCGGACCAAGTTCGACTTCGAGTTTGAGGCGAAGAAGCAGGTCGAGCTTTTGGGCGAGTAGCTTTAGCATGTCCTCGACCACTTCGCGCGCAACTAGCTCGCCTTCCTCGCGTTGGTTTTTCGACCGCGCGAGTCTGATTTGCTCCCGCATGAGTTCGGCTTTCAGCTCCGTAAGCGTCGAGTCTTTCAGCCGGCCTAATCCGTGCGAGTCGGCCCAGGCTTTGACCTCGGTCGCGGTCCCGTCGTGCGGGTAATC